ATGAGTACCGCATCTTAGGATGTTATCTCGCAAAGCCTAAAGGGAATAACGAACCCAATGGTTGAGATATGCAAAGGGAAAAAGCTGAACTGTGCCAAAAATAAAAGGAGAGCGCATGAAAACAAGAACAATAGAGTCAATACAGCTTGAGATAAACGTTTTGACGGATTTCCAAGATGACGTGAGAGAAAATTTGCAAAGCCTAGATGACGTGAGAGAAAATTTGCAAAGCCTAGACAATCAAACGTTTCATATAAACTCTAGCTGGAATTTGAGGGGACATTTGCATAAAGCTGTAGGTTCCTTGGCGTTGCTTCACGACGCGCTAGATCTGGAAATAAGAACTTGTAAAATTGACTTAGATGTTGAGCTGATGTCACAAAGAAAACATTGATTAATGTGTGTCTAAAATAAAAGGAGAGCGCGTGGAATTAAGGGAGCACCAAAACAAAGCGATACAGCTATGCAGGGAATCAATCAAGCAAGGACATAAACGAATCATGTTGGCAGCGCCATGCTCATTCGGCAAGACGAGGGTAGCCGTTGAGATGTTAGCCAGCGCAGCAAAGAAAGGTCTCACAGGCTTATTCATTTGCGACCGCATCAAGCTGGTTCAGCAAGCCATATTGGAGTTTGACAAGCATGGCGTTGAGGCGGGAGTCATCCAAGGGTGGAATCATCCAAGGGCTAAGTGGCACGCCAAGATCCAGATCGCATCAATTCAAACCCTAGCCAGACGCAGACAATGGCCGATGGCTAACCTGATAATCGTTGACGAGGCCCATGTTCATTACAAGACCTTGACCAGCATGATGGCATCTTACAGCGCGGTGCCGTTTATTGGATTGAGCGCTACGCCATACGCTAAGGGATTGGGCGAGCATTACAGCGATTTGATTGTGCCGATCACCTCAAACGAGTTAATGGATCAAGGTTATCTGGCCCCAGCCAAGTATTACGGCGGTCGACAACCTAACGTCAAAGGCATAAAGACCAAACGCATACAGACAGGCGGCACCGACTTCGATCCAACGGAATTATCCAAACGGATTGAGGAAGATACGCACTTGGTCGGGGACATCATTGAGAACTGGCGCAAGTATGGCGAGAACTCACAAACGATAGCCTTTAGCCCATCGATCAACCACAGCAAAACGATGGTCAGGATGTTCAACGCTGCGGGTATACCAGCCGAACATATCGATGGGTATATGGACGACGAGGAACGGCAGATACTTTACCGCGAACATGACGAGGGCAAGTTTAAGATCCTGAGCTGTTCTAGGTTACTCAACACTGGATACGATGCCCCATCGGTTCGGTGCATGATTGACGCATTCCCAACCAAATCAATATCGGTCTACTGCCAACGGGTAGGTCGGGTTCTAAGGTTGCACGAAGATAAGCCCCATGCGATTATTTTAGACCATGCTGGGAACGTATCGAGACACGGATTTGCTGAAGATATTTGTCCCGAAGAATTGCACAAGGGTCAGAAAGAATACCGCGAGAGAAACCAAACAAAAGAAAAGCAGGAACCCAAGACCCAAGACTGCCCCGAATGTTATCAGGTAATGATAATCCCAAGGTGTGAATGCGGGTATGAGGTGCCAAGGGCGCAGTTGATAAAGTCTGACAACCAAATCCTGAAAGAGATCAAGAAGACAAACCGCAGTTATACGATGGATCAGAAATCGCGCTGGCTGGGCGACTTACAGCAGCACGCTAGGAAAAAAGGCTACAAGCAAGGTTGGTCAAGTTGGGCTTACCGCGCTAAGTTTGGGGTCTGGCCCAATAAAATCAAACCAGAATACCAGCAAGAGCAACTGCCAGAGGTCGGCGGTTTTATTAAATACCTACAAATCAAGGGAGCAAACAGTGATCGAAGAAATCTTAAACAGGCTGGATAAGGTCAAGCAGCAAGGGACTCAGTATTATTCAAGGTGCCCAGTTCATCAGGGCAGTAACCAAAACCTTGGCATCACGGAAAAAGACGGCAAAGTGCTTATCCATTGCTTTAACTGTAATGCGACGGGTCTGGAAGTGGTCGAGGCGTTAGGCTTGCCGATTGGCGCACTGTTCACCGATCCCTTAAAGCCAGACAACAGAAAGCATATCAACAAAGCAACCCGCGAGATTGCTATGGAAGATGCTTACTTCATTGAGATCTACCAAAGCGAATTGGACAAAGGCTATCAGCCAACCCGCGAAGAATACCGACGGTATAAACTAAGTCTAAACCGCGTCAAGGTGTTGAACTAATGCAGGTGCTCAACAAGGAACGACTCAGCACCGATTGTCTCCATATCACAATGTCTAGCAATGAAGACCGAGATCGTCTGTTTAAAATGCTGTCCGAGATTGATTTGGAATACCCAGTTGACGTTCAGATCAAGAAAGCGAAAAAGGACAGAACGCTACAGCAGAATCGCATGATGTGGCAATGGTGGCGGGACGCAGAAGAACAGGGAGACATGAAGTCATGGGAATACCGAGCTTATTGTAAGTTGCACTTTGGGGTTCGGATCCTGCAACGGGACTCGCTGGAATACCGAGAGAAATACCAGCGCATCATTAGGCCAATGGCATACGAGCAAAAGCTGGAATTGATGGTCGAGCCGTTTGACTTCCCAGTAACCAGCGCCATGACCGTAAAGCAGCACTCAGAATTCTTGGACAAAACCGCCCAGCACTTGCGAGAATTAGGAATTCACCTAACCGCAATGGAGTAGCATGGCTAAGAAATGCAAGATATGTCTGCAACCGTTCACGCCTCAGTTCAGCAGCTTCCAAAAGACCTGCAACAACACGGAGTGCTTGGTTGACTTTGGTCGGCAAGAATCATCCAAACTACACAAGAAAGCTGCGCGGCTAGAAAAGAAAAAGGCAAGAGACAACGACAAGCAGCATTGGTTAAAACGGGTTCAAGTTGAGTTCAACAAGTTTATCCGCAACCGAGACTTTGCTAACCCTTGTATCAGTTGCCAGCGGCATCACTCAGGGCAATACCATGCGGGTCACTATATGAGCGTCGGTGGCCATTCCGCAGCGCTAAGGTACAACGAAGACAATTGCCACAAACAGTGCTCAGTTTGCAATAATTACAAGAGTGGTAATCTTGCAGAATATCGGTCAAACTTGATAAAAAAGATAGGGTTAGAGCGGGTTGAGTGGTTAGAGGGACCGCATGAACCAAAGAAATATACCGTTGAGGAATTAAAATCAATGCTGACTCACTATCAAAAGTTGAATAAGCAATGGGCACAATTACAGTCTTAGACCCTCATGCTGAGGAGATAAGAATTGTGTTGGAGCGCTTGCTTGCTGAGTGTGAGGCTGGCGAATTAATGGGCGCGGTTATCGTCACAGAAAAGCATGACGGATATGACTTAGACATGCCTGGCACCTTTTCAACCGAGCCCGATTGCATAGCATCGATTACTGGCAGACTTCAAATAGCGGCCCACACGTTTTACAACATGGCGTGGCACGATGAGTATTAAATACATAACAAGACCCGAGCATTTGGATTTCTGCAATACGGACTACCAGCGTCAGATAATCGAAATGACTTTGGGCGGTATGAATCAGACTGAGATTGCTAAAGAGTTAGGCAAAAATCCCAGAAGAATTAATCAAGCGCTTGCGGCTGTTCATAGACGAGCAGCGCTTCAAGGCGTAGCGCCAGCCCAGAATGTCAATCGGCAGACAGCGCCAGGATTTACCACTAAGCGCATCAGCACCGCCTACAACATGGACAACGAGATTGTCCTTCAATGGCATATCCAAGAGCCAGAACGGCAGAAGCTGGAAGAATTAATTGCTCAATTCGTGGAGGGGTTCAAAGATGAGGTCACAGGAATCCATGCCCCCACTGACGCGCCCCAAGGCATTGATGACGATTATATGGTTAGCTACATTATTGGCGATCACCATCTTGGGATGCTTGCTCACCACACTGAGACGATGGGCGAGGACTATGACGTCAAGATATCTCAACGACTGCTAGAAAGTGCGATTGATCGTTTGGTCAGTGTAGCGCCAGCGGGCAAGGTCGGGGTATTGATAAACCTTGGCGACTTTATGCACGTCAACGACTCCACTAGCTCAACGCCTAACAGCAAGAACCTACTTGACTCTGACGGTCGGTACTCCAAGACCATCAGGGCTGCTAGCAACGTCATAAAGCGTACTGTTTTGCGTATGCTTGAGAAACATGCCGAGGTTTGGCTTGTGAATGTAAGGGGTAATCATGATCCAGATGCGGCGTTGTGGCTGAACGAGGTGATGCGCCTATACTTTGAAGACGACCCGCGTGTTCGCGTTTTCGATAACGCCAGCAAGTTTATCTGGTGGCAGTGGGGCAAGAATCTGGTAGTGACCCACCACGGTGATCGGATTAAAATGTCCAATTTACACGGGTCAATCGTGTCTAATCTCAGGAAAGAATGGGGCGAAGCGGAGCACACCTTTGTATGGACGGGACACATACACCACAAGAATCAAGAGGAATATGGCGGCGCGCTGTTCGAGTCTTGGAACATCCTAGCACCCGCAGATGCTTGGCACGCTGGCTCTGGTTATGCCAGTTCTCGCAGTATGACCTGCGTGATTCTTCACAAAGACTTCGGGGAAGAGGGCAGATTAAAGGTAAACGTGGAGAGGATTAAGTGAGCGCATTTGACGAGCAGATTGGCGGCAACCATTACAAGCTAATGATGATTCAACCTACTGAATACATACTGGCCAACAATCTGGGATGGTGCGAGGCCAATGTTGTGAAGTACATTAGCAGGTGGCGGTCTAAGGGTGGGGTTGATGACTTGCGAAAGGTGGTTCACTACGCTCAGATCTTGATCGAACGTGAGTTGAATGAAAAGACGGCTTCAAAGGATGAACCCAAGAAACCGTCTTGGTAGATTACAGTAGGATTGCTCCGATTACATAGCCAAACAGGAAGGCCACGATCATTGCGCCGCCTGTGAAGCGTGGCACCATTAGTTTATCAAGTTGTTTCTTGATCATTTCTTGCCCTCGATTTGTTGTAATTTGTCCAGCATTTTAAGCACGTCTAGCAGAACGGTTTGCTCATACTGATCCACCTCTGGATGGCAGTAAGTCTCACGCACCTTGACCAAGGTCATCCATGCGGTTAGCAGATCGCTGCGGTTTGGTTTCATGCTCATTTGTTTCTCCTCGTTATCATTGCGTTTCATGTGAAACATTTATCCCTATTTAAATGCCGTATTTAAAAGGGGACTTTTATGCTGATCGGTTCTCTCTGATAATTTTTGTAATGGTTGGCTCGCTCAGGTTTAGGATACGGGCAATGCCTCGCATACTTTTGCCTTTAGTGTGCCGCTCTAACACTCCTGCCACTAACTCAGCGTGAGTCTTGTAAGGCCCGGTTGCCTTTGGTCTTCCTCGTTTCATCGAATGCCCTCGCAGTTTGGTTTCAGGTTGTCGTAATCAGGCCAATACCCGAGGCAGACGTTGTATTGATATTCCTTGGACATACTGACCTCGTGGGCGTAGTCCATTGACGAGATCCAAAGCACAGCCGCGACTACTGCCACGGCGATGCAAATTTTGGTTAAACGGTTCACGCTTCAATTCCCACGTCAATCCCTACCACTTGAGCATCCCATGCGAGCGGGTACTTGATTCGCAGCTGAAGAAGCGCCCCTGCTTCGGTGTCAGCTTTCACAACAACGCCATGAATGACGTGCGCGCCAGTTTGCTCATCGAAATCCATAAATTCTATTTCGTATTTCATCATTGGCATTCCTCAAATACATTGGAAAGGGCTATTTGCTTGGCAAGCTCAACCTCTGAGACTTGCATATATCCAGCCAGTTGGTCGGCCATGTCGGAGCATTTTTTTGACATTGACTCGTCAGGGGCGGTGATGGCAAGCTCCAGTGCAAGCACCAGAGCCTCAAAGTTGTCAGACAATTCAAGTTTCATCATTACGCGCTCCTTGATAAATGATATCCTTGGACAAAATCAGCAACGCTGCCGTCAAAAAACGTGTCAAATTTATCGGTAAAACCAACGCGATTTTGAGCAATAAGGCGGGTGCCTTCAACTGTGTAGCGGTACTCAGTATCGCCGTGAATTTCATGTGAAGCGGTCATCTCAGCTCTAATGTTCGACCGAATAAAAGCGTTGATGTTTAAAATTGTTGAGGTGCCATAAAAGTATTGAGCGGCACCTTCAGGGTAGCCGTCGTGATGAATGTAAGCCGTATGAGTGCCTGACCATTCGCTGATGAATTGATAAGTTGCTCGTGTTGCCATGTGTATCTCCTTGCTGTTTTGGGTTTCGGCCTAATGGCCTCGTCAGTACCAGTCCCTAACTGGAAGACCCTAGGGCGGCTTATGCCGCCTTTCTTGTTGCCGTTAATGTCGCGTCCCCGTACCAGCCTGTGACCCTTGGCTTCCATCCGTCAGCTTTCAGTTCTTCGGCTCTGGCGTATGCCTTGCGGATGTCATCAAAACTTTCTCGAATCCTATCAATTTTTTCTTCTTTAGGCGCAGGGTAAAGATCTTGGCCTTGACGATTGTCGATCAACTTTCGTAGAGCGTTAATGTGTTCTTTCATTGCTTGATATTGAACGTTGTTTTTTCGAGCTGCGGCAAATTCTTCGCCATAATTGTACTTCAAAGGTTTGAGGTCAATCAGCTTCATACCGTTAAGCTGGCTTTGAATAGAACTAATGACGCGAACAGTTAATTCTTGGCTCTTTTCAATCGGAAGCTCATGCGATCCTTGGCATTGACCCTGAAACATTCCCCAATCGACAGTGTAGCCATGCTTAGCAATCATGCCCGTCTTGCTGTCAACTGCTTGCACTGAACCGCATACTTGACAGGTGCCTTTGTGTGTGTGCTTTGCCATTTTCGTTTCCTTTTGCTGGTTGAGCGCCGCCGAACCCCGACGACAAAAGAATTGTAATACGGATTTGACCTGGATAGCAAACTTTTTTTTGCTATATTTAATCGATTAAATTGAGCATGGTTTATGATAAAATTCCCCAAACTTTATTGACTCGATGCTATGATTGAGATATTGCGGTTTGGTTTGTTTGAAGATCGAACCATTGGAAGGCTTAAAATTGATGACCTTGAACTCTGGACCATCGAGCGACCTTGGCAAAACAACGTCCCATTTAAGTCTTGTATCCCAGACGGGGAGTACAAAATCAAGCTCACAGACTCCCCAAGATTTGGACCCGGCACTTGGCAAGTTCAAGACGTTCCTAATCGGACTCACATTTTGTTCCACGTTGCTAATACTGCTGCTGATGTCGTGGGCTGCATTGGTTGTGGGCTTAGTGTTTACCCTGATCTTAGTGGGGTGGGAAGCAGCCGAAAAGCAATGGAAAAATTTGAAGCGCACCTTGAAGGGTCGGAAGTGGCAACCATAACAATTAAAACGGGCCACTTAACATGAGCAACGACCTGTCTGACCTTTTGACAGCCGATTTTGGCTTTGATGTATCTCGCGGCAATTATGCCGATTGCACCCCGCTGAACATTTTTGGGTTTAACAATACGTTGAGCACCGACTTTGAAACGATTTGGAACGATTCAACCGCCTATGTGTTCCCAACTCAAGCGTTAGAAATGACGCTAGTGAGCACAAGCGGATCCGATACCATGGATGTATTGATCAGCGGACTAGACGCGCAATATCACATGATAAGCGAGGTTGTCACGTTAACAGGCACTAGCCCAGTAACAACTGACAAGTTATTTTTTAGAATAAACTCAGTGGTCATATTGAGCGGCTCAAACGTCGGAAATATTACAGTAAAAAATGGAACCGTAACATACGGATTTATTGGGCCGGAAATAGGCTTGACGCAAGCTTGCGTGTATACAGTCCCGGCTGGTCATGCTCTGTATATTTTTAGAATCACAGCAAACTCAGCGACGGCAACGGGATCGCAGTATGTAACGATCAGGAACTACACAAAAAGCCACACCGGTCGAATCCTAAGAGTAGCATCAGCAACGATGGGGCATAGCCAAGTAGATTACAATCGGCAAATTCCATTCAAAGTTGACGAGAAAACTGACTTTCAATTCGAGGCAAAATCAAGCAGCTCAAGCAACGTGGTAGCAATGTTCATTGAAGGGATATTGCAGAACAAGGTGCCCGGCAGCTTATAATGTGTTAAAAATAAAATTGGGACCATTCAGTGGAGAGAATGATGACAAACCTACAAGTTGACTATGTATCAACAACCGACCTTGTGCCGTATGAGAACAACTCGCGCACGCACAGCCAGCAGCAGGTCGATCAGATCAAGCGCAGCATCACGGAATTCGGTTTCACTAACCCTATCCTGATAGACGAGCACAATGGCATAATCGCAGGACACGGGCGGCTTCAAGCGGCACAAGAGCTTGACATAAAGTTAGTGCCCACGATCCAGCTGGAAGGTCTAACCGAAGTTCAGCGGAAAGCTTACGTGATTGCGGACAACAAACTGGCCTTGAACGCAGCTTGGAATGACGATTTGCTCAAGACTGAAATAGACTTTTTGCTTGACAGCGATTTTGACATAGACATTCTCGGCTGGGAATCCCTGCCTAATTTTGAGTCAGAAGTTGATTACTCAATATTGGATGACGAGGATCTGAACTCAGAGATATCAGATATGACCGGCGGCGTTAAGAAAGCCATCATGATCGAGTTTGAAGCGGAGCACTATGACGAAGCAAAAGAGCTTGTCGATTACTGGAGAAAAGAAGGCGCGTATGTAGGACGCATGATAATGACTTACCTAGAAGAACAAAAAAACAGATAATTATGTGCGCAGTGATCGGGTACACCGGAGAGTACAATCAGGCGTTGATTGGAAGGCTGCTTGATAACAGCAAGATCAGAGGCATACACAGTTTCGGGTATTCGTTTTATTGTGACGGAACCGTTGTGACAAAAAAGTTTCTTGATTTTGAAGAATTTCAAGAGTCAATCGAAAGCGACAAGCCCCGCAAATTTATTGCTCATTTCAGGTACAGCACCTCTGGCGATTTCAAAGACCAAGAAAACAATCAGCCTTTACAAGCCGGAAACGTAGCGCTTGCTTTCAACGGTGTAATATCTCAGAAATCAAAGGTTGAAATTGAGCTTGAGTATGACACTGAGCTCCTTGGGGACAATGACGGGTATCTGTTGCTTGAGAAGTACACTGAT